ATGAAAGCGAATGCTGGAACACTCAACGACTATTTACAAGCAATCCTTGAAAATTATACCGATCACTCAGAGACTCCCCCTCAACTGATGGGAATGGTTCTTCAGATGGACCAAATCTTTCAGGAAGAGATTTTTGGACATGATTTAGAGATGCACCCCTATGCTCTTCTTCTAGCAATGAATTCTTATACAATGCTACTCAATGCGGTAGGGCAAGCACTTTCAGGACATACTGTAGCTGTCTTCCCAGTTGTACGTACAGCGCTTGAGTCAGCTTGCTATGCATATTTAATATCTCAAGACGAAGCATTGGGAGATATTTGGGCTAACCGACATAAATCGGAGAAAGCTCTCCAGAAATGCCGCCGTGAACTTACTGTAAAGAAAGCTTGTGATGCACTAGTTTCCCTCAGCCCTCAAATGGCTGAAAACGTTATGGCGCATTACAATGCTGCTATTGATTACGGCGCACATCCAAACCGTAAAGCCGTGTTCAATCACTTATCGGACATTGGCGAGGTAGATTCAAAATTCCATGGTTTCGAGCTCACAGGTGTCTATGGACCAAATAGTTGGCAAGTGAATTATGCACTGCTAGCCTGCACAGAGGTTGGTCAGGCAATTGCTTTCCTGATTGCTGCTTCTGCCGATAAACATCCGCTTGTTTATGAGCGTTTAGAAGTTTTCACGAACTGGCTTGAAGATAAGAACCGGATAGCAGATGAGTTAAACGGTAAGCCAATTGACTACTCCGGGCCTATGTATAGTTCAGTCATACCTCCAATCTAACTAACTAGATCAAATGAATATTTAAAATTCAGTTCATATAGGTACGTCAACTTTTGGTGACTTCATATAGATAGTAACTATCTGAAAAAAAAGGATTTATTTCTGGTCACGCCCACACATTGACCACATCGTAAAATAGCCCTGCCATGTGCGGGGCTTTACTTTTTTATTATTCCAATGACACAGTCAATCTCAAGTATATGTTTAATAAGGAAATTATTTTGAAACTTCTGAAAACTACGCTCCTGCTTTACCTCGCCCTCATGTCCTTTACCTCACAGGCAAATGACGTCGCCACTCTCAAAAACTCACTTAAACCGTGGCAGCCGATCGAGGTTTCAAAAAGCAGTGATACGCTGACGGTGACTCTCAAAGAGAACCAAATCACCCCTACCATCTACGATGCGATTATCAGCGCCGGCGCCTGCATGGATATCTGGACTAAGGATGTCCCTGTCAAGTATCTGAAGACCGTCAAAGAGCTGCACATTCTCAACAAACATAAAGTACAGGGTTATGTGCTGGAAAACCCGCTCGATACTTGTAATGAAATGGGGAAAGAAACAGAAGTAAAAGCAAAAGTGATCATGCTTTCACATACGCGGCTTTTTAAATAGTCACCAAAGAAAAAGCCCCGCATTTGCGGGGCTTTCTTTTGGTCACTGCCAGTGGATTTGTTGCTGGCCGGATGATGTTGGGTGCGGTGCCGCTGGTACTACTACCCCCGGCGATACGATAAAACGCTCTACCGTCTCAGTGGTCACAAATGTCGCGCTGCAGTTGATGTTTGTGCACTGATGATAACGCTCTTTGGTCGTGTCAGTAAAATAGCGACTTGTGCGGGCGTGAGCGGCAAAATGGCATTTTGGACAGTGAAACATGGCGAGCACCTCATTTAATTTTCGATACGCTAACTTTACCCAATTTATCATTATATAACAAACAGTTAAAAACAAATCACTGCTCTAATTCTTCGCTTTTATACTCCACATCCGAAACCTTAACCTCAAGCTCTAAGCCCGTTGTGTAGCCGTTTCCGTTGAGGTTATGCACCACCCGGCTGATTATCCATGCCTGCTCGTCTATAACGCGCTTAAAGCCTTTCACCGCCACCGGCGTTTCAGGAAATAAATCTGCCCGGCCGATTGCGAGCGAGATTGAAAACTCAGCGACACCGCGCTGCAGCTTGTCCCACTTCGCCTGAGCGGCGCGCATGGCCTGCGCCTTTGTGGCGTAAATCGTCGTCAGCTCCAGCACGTTGTCAGCCTCACCGGCCATATACTCACCTTCGCGCGCTTCCTGCTCTTTTTTGACTTTGGCCGTTGCCGGGGCTTTGTTCGCTTTCGGATGCTGCAGCGCGCGGAGGTGTTGCTCTTTCGGTTTACGCTGGAGCTTTACCTTTTGCTTTTGCGGCTTCGGGTCTTTGGTGTGTAGCCATTTCGCCGAAACACCGGTGTAGGCTTCCCGGTCTGCAATGGCAAACTGATGACGGTCGCCATCGCCGCGCTCAAGTGTCATCTGCGGAATGGGTTTTCCACTGGCCGTCTTACCGCTCCCGGCTTTCAGGAATAACAGTTTCCCCGCTTTTATCGAAACCGACGCACCGTTCCGGTCAGCCAGGCGGGACAGAAACACCGCGTCAGATTCCTGCGACTGGTCAATGTGAGGCACGGCGATCGCTTTCAGCGTATCGGCCACGCTGGCCGTCAGTTTATTGCGTGCCGCGATGGTCTCAACGATGACCCCGAGCGTGGTGTCATGCCATGATTGTTCCCGGCGCGAGTTCAGCGTCCCGCGAAAATCTGCACTGCGCCCACGTATGGTGAGTGTATCAGGCGCGCCCCGGTGCTCGATTTCATCGACCGTGAAACTCCCCTTATTCATCAAGGCTGAGCCCTGCCAGCCTAACCACAACGTCAGCATTGCGCCTCTCGGCGGCAGCTCGACAAGCCCGTCGGTGTCGTCGAGCTCGATATCGAGCTGGTCAGCCTCAAAGCCGCGATTGTCGGTCATCGTCAGACTGATTAGCCGATCGCTGAAATTCTGCGTGATATCCGCACCGTCAAGCGTGAGCATAAACGCCGGAGCAATCTTCGCCCCGGCATGAATATCCATTCCCGTAATCATCCCGCCAGTCCTCCCAGCCAGTTACCGGCAGACGTGACCAGATTGTCGGCCTGTGTCTGCAGATCGCCATAAATGGCCGCGAGCGATTTGTCGACCCGCTTAAGCGTGAGACTAAACTCGATTTTTCTGGCCGCACCGTCGCTGAATAATTCGGTGTGCATATGCGTCACTTTTTCGATGACATACATACCGTGGATCATGCCCGTCCCGTCAATCAGTGGCCACGCTCTCCCTTCATCGGCCATCAGCTCGATGGCAGTCAACGACAGGCGTCCGCCGGTAATTTCGGGGTACAGCACGCCCGACAGCGTCCGCGAGGTTTCCCCCTCTCCGAGAAACTGATAGGCCGGTGGTTTGCCGATACGGTCATTTGACGCCCAGCGGTAATCCTTCGAATACTGCATCGACTGATGCGGCAGCGTGCGGCGCTCAAATACAAATAATCCTAATACCATTAACATTCGTTAGCCCTCACCGTCATGGCGCATACTTGAGCGCTGGCGCGCCCGTTCCTCCCGGTCGAGTTTTTCGACTGCCTCGCGGAGCTGTCGGTCAAGGTCCGTCCCCGGTGCGACCCCGCCAGGCAGATGGATGTTGTATTCCCGCTTGCTCTGGTCAATGTAGGAGCGGCCTGCGGGAGCCGTCACCGGCTGATATGCCTGATATCCCCCATATACAGAGGTGGCGGGGATGTATGACCCGCCTTGCGTACCGGCTGCAGCATTAGTTTTTGCTGCCGTCTGGTCGAGGTCGCCCGACTCTTTTTTAATGACCCCGAGCTTTTCCAGTAACCAGCTGACTTTACCGCTCAGGCTGTTAAAGACATTAAGCGGAGCCATCAGCGCATCGGCCAGCGCTTTTCCAAACGTCACGCCGACATTTTTGCAGCGGTCGAGCGTCTCCTGCGTCGCCTTGACCGGCGCTATGAGGTCTGTAAACCACTGCCAGACTCCACGCAGTTTCTCGATGATGGAATCAAACACCGGCGCGAGGGGGGCGAATACTTCTGCTACCGGCGCAAAAGCCGCTTTAAGCCCCTCCACCACGCCGGAAAAGAATGCGCTGATTGGCTCCCAGTATTTACGGATCAGGAGCGCACCGGCCACCACGGCACCGGCAACCGCCACCACCGGCAGGCTGATTGCCCCGATTGCGGTCACTATCGCACCCCCGGTCACGGTAAACACCGTTCCCAGCAGGCCAGCGGCAGCAATAATGGCGTTGATTCCCATCACTACCGGCCACGCTATCAGGCCAATTCCGCCGATGACGCCAATCAGCGCCAGCGCGCCACCGGCAACCACGCCGATAGTGGTCGCGAGCGATTTATTTTGCTTAATCCAGCCATCGAGCTTTAAGACATATTGCGTGGCCGTTTGCGTCAGCCTACGCAGCGAGTTTTCCTGCTGGTCAAACAGGTCAGTGCCGACGGCCTCATAAGCAGACTGAAACTCTTTAAAGTCGCCGCCGAGGTTGTCCTGCATGATTTTGACCAGCTCCTCGGTTTTGCCGTCCGAGGCTTTAAACGCCGCCGTGAGTTGGTCGAGCTTGCCGCTTGAGGCAGCGGTCATCAGTACCGCCGCCGCCGAGCTGGCTTCCTCACCAAAAATGGTTTTCATGTACTCGCCGCGCTGACTGGTTCCGAGATTGTTTTTCTCAAAACTGCGCTGCATTTCTTTCAGAATGTCGAAAATCGGACGCGTGTTGCCCTTGCTGTCAGACGTTTTCACGCCGAGCTCTTTGATGGCCTCATATGCCTTCCCGGTCGGAGCCTGCAGCCGACTCAGGACGGCACGGCTACCGGTGCCCGCCATCGAGCCGGTGATTTTGGCATCATGGAGCGCGCCGACCATTGCGGCGGTCTGCTCGATACTGACCCCGGCATTTTTTGCCACCGGCGCGGCATACGTCAGCGCGTCGCTCAGCCCGTCAAAGTCAGCGGCCGTTTTGTTCATTGTCATCGACAGCACGTCACCAATATGTGCGATCTGGTCATTTGACATCTGAAACGCGGATTTCATACCCGTCAGCAGCGCGGCGTTTTCTTCCATCGAGCGCCGGTTAGAGAGCGCCATATTCAGCGTGACCGGCGTCGCCGCCTGAATCGCTGCGGCATCCCCGCCGCTTTTCGCAATGATAATTTGCGCGCTGGCCGCATCGTCTGCAGACGCTGCGGTATTGTCACCAAGCTGGCGCGCCTGTTTGCGCAGCGCCTCCATTTCGGGTGACTGTTTGTCGACTCCGAGCACGGCCTGCAGCTCAGAGTTTTTCTGTGCAAATTCATAGCCGGGAATCAGCAGTTTTACCCCGGCCATTGTGCCTGCTGTAGCGATACCCACGCCCGCCGCGCCTGCCGCTGCAGCGCCTCCCGCGAGGGATTTCCCGGACTGATAACGCTCTTTTACCCGGCTCAGTTTTGCCTGTTGCTGGCTGACCCGCGCCAGTGCCTCACGCTGGCGATTAAGCTGCGCAGTGGTCTCGCTGATGCTGGTTTTCAGACGGCGCTCATCCGCTGAAAGGGTGCGGGTATTAATCCCGGCCTGCGCGAGCTCGGTGCGCTGACGCTGTACCGACTGCCTGAGGCTGTTGTATTTGAGCTGCAGGTCAGCGGCGGATTTCTTTGCCGCCTCCATCGCGCGCGCCTGCGCGGTTGTAGGGTTCTGCGTGTTTTTAAACTGGACGGCCAGCGCGGCGGCTTCCTGTTTAGCCTTGCTAAGCGACTGGCCGGTCACGGCAAGCTGTGCGCTCGCTTTCCTGAATCCGTCAATTCGGGACGCCTGCGCATTCAGATCGCGCAGGCTGTTTTGAGTAGTGTGGATGTCGCCGGCAAGGGTCTTGCTGGCAGTCTGGATAGCTTTGAGCGGTCGGCTTGCCCGGTCTACTGCGTTCAGCAGTACCTCAATCCTGACGTTATTGCTCATGGTGGTTTCCGCTTCGCTGTAGCGCCTTGTCGCGCCATGTGAGGAGCTCGGTCACGCTCAGGGAATACAGCTCTGATGGCGGCCAGTGAAAAATTACCGCGATATCCGCCATCAGGTCATCGACCGAAAGTTTTGCCGGGAACGTCAGCGAGCCGAAGATGGCGACAAAAAACCAATCACCTCAGCGGCAAATTGCATCAGGTCTGAAGCATCGAGACGGGCAATTTCATGCTCGGTGAGTGCAGGGTAAGTCATGCGCGGCAGCACCTTAATCAGCGCGTCAACGTCAGAGTTGGCCAGCGAGGCCAGCGACACCCCGCGCAGGGTTCCCGCGTTAGGTTTTGAAACCGTCACCTCTTCGATTTTTTGCTCACCGCGCATCAGGGGGGTGTCGAGGGACACGACGTGTGGCTTTTTGGTTTCGGTGGCTTCGTTTTCTGTAACGCCGGTTTCGATGTTGTTTTCCATGATGTTGCTCTCTTTAAAATTGAGTGAGTAACCGGCCAGCCAGGCTGACCGGTTAAGGGTTTACAGGCCAATCGCCCGGCGGTGCTCTGCAAGACGGTCGACGCCGTCGACTTTCAGCACCATGTTGATGACGTCAATCTCGATGACCTCTTTGCCGTCGATCGTGAGCTGGTAGTACGAGCACTCGGTCGACATTTTTGTCGAGCCGCTTTCACCCTGTTTGTTTTCGCCGCCGTCATACTCTTTGTGACGGCCACGCATGACCACCTCAACGGCAGAAATCGCGCCGGTGTCATCGCGCTGATAAGAGCCGGTAAAGCGTAGTGGCACACTATCCGCGCCCGGTGAGGCGTACTGCGCCCACAGCTCTACGTCAGGCAGACCACCGAGCGTCCACTCAAGCGACAGCGCGTCGTCATCGAGCCCGAGGTCAATCGACACCGCGCCCGGCATCCCGCCGCCGCGGTATTTCTCCAGCTTGCGGGTCAGCTTTGGCAGGGTGACGGATTCAACGACGCCCATGTAGCTGAGACCGTCGTTAAACATATTCAGGTATTTCAGTTTGCGTGGTAACGCCATGCTCTGAGCTCCTTAGCTGTTAACCGAGTCTGACAGGTTCGCCAGATAGGTATCGGTGATGCACTGGCGCAGGGTCAGGTTTTCCAGCGGCGGGACGGGGGTATAGTCGTAATCGATATACAGTTTCCCCGCTTTCAGGGTTTCCACGGTGTTTGACTCCGGGTCGTACCAGCAGGAGCCGTCAACGATATAGCCGTTGTTTTTCAGCTCGCGGAATTTGGCATTGATACCGGCGACGATGTCGCGGATAAGCGTTGCAGTGACGGGTTTATCCATCGCCCACGCGTGCGCCTCCGCCATCGTATCGGCCAGCACCTGCGCCGTGCGGGTGTAATTTTCAAAGACAAATAACGGATCGTCCGAGCAGGTGCGGTTGCCCCAGAATTTAAAGCCGTCATTGCGGATAAGCGTTGTCACCCCGGCCTGATTTAACAGGTTGGCGTCGGTGGCCTGCTCCTGCAAATCCCATGAGACCGAGGCACTAACGCCGGTGACGCCGTTCACACCGACGTTAGACAGCGTTTTATGCCAGCCGGTCTCCTGGTCGATTTTGGCGCGCAGACCGAGTGCGCGGGCGGTCGCCCATGCAATATCGGTTTTGTTTGCCGTGGTGTCCCATGCCAGAAAATCAGGGTGAATCACCATCAGCTCACGCTGGCTGAAATTTTCCCGATAGGCGATCGCTTCGGAAATGGTCTTGCAGCCCCACGCACTCACATAGCCGAACGCGCGCAGGCTCTGGCAGGTCGACGCAAGCGCGGTCGCCACCTCCAGAGAATCCAGCCCCGGCACACCGAGAATGCGCGGCTTAACGCCGGTGACGGTTTTTGCGGTTAACAGCGCTTTGAGCCCGGTGTAATTGCCGTTTTCGTCGGTCGTGCCGATGATGTTGGAAATCGTCTCTTTTTGCGCCGCTTCCGGGTCTTCCGGGTCGTCGAGACCTTCGGGAACGCGCACCACCACAATGACCGGTTTGCACTGGTCGGCAATGGCCTGCAGGGACTTCGCCAGCGTCCCCAGCTTACCGGCTTTAGCGATAGCACTCTGCACGCTGGTAATCAGCACCGGCTTATTAAAAGGGAATGTTGCATCGTCAGCATCGCTGGCCGTACAGACCATACCGATGATAGCCGTCGAGACGGTGGAAATGGTGCGCGTGCCATCGTTAATCTCGATGACCTCGACGCCGTGATGATAGTCGCCCATCTGTTTAACTCCGTGGTTAAGGGGTGCGACTATTTTCTGTTGTGTGCTGCGCGGGTGCGATGCAATGCCGTTGGCGGGTGAATGAAACAACAAACAAAAGCCCTCCGGGGGGAGGGCTTCGGGTTACTCAGGCAGTAAAGGCCAGTCTACCGGACCGGTGACAGTTTCCGTGGGGATGTTCTCCACCTCATCAATGTAATCAAGCACGCTGTTTAACTGCGCGGTTTCCGCATCGCTGAGCGCGCGCCCGGCCTGCAGCTTGAGCTGAATAACGCTCACTGACTGCATGGCGTTGGCGATTAACATTTCCTTTTCCGTTTCTGCAATGGCCGGGTAATTAATTTCAACGGCCTGCAGCACGGGCTGGCCGTACTCATCCGGGACAATCAGACTGCCTTTAGCCTGCCCCTCAATTAAATACTGATACCACCGGCCTGAAATCGCGCTGGCATCCTCAGGCCATCCGGCACCGGCAATACACGCCGATTTATCCGCCTCAAAATAAAAGCCCTGCCTGCTTGCACTGTAATAAATTTGATTGTCCATTTAATACCCCACGGCCTTAATCAATGCGGCAACCTGCCCGACGCTGCCATAAGCCCTGTTAGCCCTTACCACACAGCCGGTGTTTGATTTCGATATCAGCTGGAACATCCCCTCAGTATCATTGCTGTTATTTACGTTCAGGGTTCCCACCTCAACATGCAGACAGGCACTCGGGAATGCTTTCGGGAAAGTAATCGTCTGTGTGGCTTCGCTGGTCATGGTTGCCCCCTGACACCACTGCTCGATAATGCCGGTACTCCCGCATTGCCACCAACCATTAGCCGCTTTAGAGGCCGAGTTTGGCGCACCGTATAAGCCTTTTGGCTGGAATCGCCCGTCACTTTCGGCTTTTGTGTAGACGCTGGTTTTTGCGGCGTAACCATTATCTGACTCACTTTTAGTGTATGAATCCCCCACTTTTGCCAGATAGACAACCAGACTACTTGCCGCGTGACGCATATACGGTCGTGTGGCATCACCAGAGGCAAAACCTGCAATACTACAGCCATCCTTCTGGATATAGCGGTCATCAAAATTGCTGAAGTTACCCGGATATACCCGGCCGGGCGCAAAAAAGTTACCGTCAACATCCCATTTAAAATTAACGTCACCGCCGCTACCGCCTTTCATTTGCAGATGCCATGAAAGGACATCGCCGGAAACCAGAGAGCCCATGGAAAACGCCCACGAGTTTTTCCCGTTAATGGTGGCGAGCTGTTTAAGCGCCGGATGGTATTCGCTCGTCCCGGCGGTGGTGTAGCTGTTGAAAAATGGCGCTTTGGTTCGGTACTGCTCGGCAAAGGCAAACGCGCCTGTGTACCCGGCAGTAATTTCTTTAGACGCTGTCACAGTATCGGTTACGGTCAGCGGCGACTCGGATACCACCGCCCCTGTATTAAGACTGACTCGCAGGGGGCGCAGCGCGTTATAGTTGCCGAAAGCGTCCCCTTGATTGGTCAGCATCAGATAAAGGTTGCTGCCGTCATTGCGCCAGAACGCACCGTAGTCACCATACGCCATCCTGAAACTGTTCGCGGATGTACTCTGGACTTCGGCACCCACTTTGAGCGGACCGCTCATCGTGTCACCCTTTTTATCTACTGCGCCGACATCTGCCGGGGTGGGCTTATTCTTGTCCGTATAAAAATACTGATAACGGAAGGTTGACCCGTCATCCCACCTGACCGCAATTTTACCGTTAGTGTCTGCCGGTATGATGACGTAACGCGTATTGTTAACGCCTCCGCCATCCTGCTGAAGCGCAAAAGAATAGGCAAACGGACCACCGGAAACTGTATGGGTCCAGAAACCCGACGGCAACCCCGCCGGAATGCTGTCATAACCGCTGTTAGCGGCCTGTTTGCTTCGTGGTGCTACGCCTCCGAGCCCCATCCAGCCAACCACCGGCACCCGCCCTGCAGTGGTGTCGTCTTTTGCCGTCACAATATCGAGCGTAGCCGAGGTGCCGAGCGTCTTTTTGAACGCAGTCAGATCGTCACTGACCGCTTTAACGGCTTTTGGCGTTGCGGCAAGGCTCTCAGACGTGCTGCTGGTCGCGCTACTAAGCTGGACGATGCCCTTTCGCGCCGTGGTGGCGTCCTGAGCCGTGTATTTTCCTTTAGCAAGGTCATACGCCGCCTTAACCGCTTTCGGCGTTGCTGCGACGCTCTCAGACACGCTGTCGGTCGCATTGCTTAACTGCGTAAAGCCCTTTGCGGTGAGCGTGGCGTCAGGATGACGGCGGGACTGCTCATGCTCTGCGATTTTATCGTCGACATAGTCCTGCGTTGCCATGACCGTTGAGGTGTCAATTGTCAGCTCGACTGACTCGATATCGCTGACCATGATAACCATGCGCACGGTCTGCGCGCGTCCGGAGCCCTCCGCCAGAGCGGGCTTGTAGCTTTCGGCCATGTTGCCGACAGCAATCAGCGTGCCGGTGTCGTCATAAAGCCCCATTTCACGCATCCAGAAGCCGCCGGTTTCAGGCGGGATAAGCAGCTCCGCCACGACATAATTTTTGTTTTTCTTGTCCTGGCTGATTTTATTCAGGGCATGACGCCAGACCTCTTTGACGAGTTTCGTCTGGTTTGGGTCAGGCACCGGCAGCGTGCCGCCACCGTCACCGATGGCCATCGCCGTAAAATTCACTTTTTTCCCGTTCGGGACGGTCGCTGCGGCCAGCTTAATCGCACCGGCTTTGGTGATGACCGTTTTATATTTCACTGTCATTGTTCTCTCACTTATCCGGGATAAACCGTGATGATGTCGCCGTCATAAGTCAGGGCTCCGGTGTAGTGGTAGCCGGGGATGTCCTGAATGATATTGAGGCCGATAAGGTGGCGGCTGGCTGGCTTGGCATCCGCGATGAGCCGCTCCATCTCGTAATACATTTCCTCGGTGATGCCGGTCTCTAACACACCGATATCGAGGCGAAACGTGCCGGGCGGGTCGTTGGTCTCCCACCATTCGGTCACGTTAATCAGATAGCCGAGCGGCTCCACCACGCGACGCACCGCCCCAATCGTCCCTTTGTGTGCATGAATAAACCACGCCGAGCGGATCACATCGCGCTTTGTGGCCTCCGGCCAGTTCTCATCCCAGCGGTCAACGGAAAACGCCCACGCCAGCCACGGCAGCAGATTTGCCGGGCAGTCGTCAGGGCTCCAGAGGCGGCGCAGGGGAACGGGGGTATTTTCAATCTCAGCACAGGCGCTCGCCGCCGCCACCTCAAGCGGTGACGAGCCCACCGGCAGCAGGCGGGTATCATTCATCGTTGCCTCCAATCGTCACGCTGTACTCGCTGCACCATGACGCCTGCGTGTCATCAAGCACGATGTCGGCCACCGGTTCGGCCAGCTCGACGCGCTGCACGCCCTCGACGTGGAGCGCGGCATAAATCGCCGATTTGCGGATATCGCGACCGAGGCGGTGCTGCGCGGTGATATACGCCTGCAGCTTTGCTTTTGCCGCGCTGAGCACCGGCTCGCTTTCGGGGCCGGGGTAAAGGTAAAGCGATGCGGTGATTTTATAGTCGACAATGTTTGCTGACTGAACGGTCACACGGTCGGCCACCGGCCTGACGTCCTCATCGTTCAGCGCGTTGCGCACGATAGCGAGCAGCTCGTCAGACGCCACGCCGTTATTTTCGCGGGACAGCACCGTCACCGTGACACACGCAGGCGCGGGACTGATGACCGAAATATCGGCGACCCGCCCGTCAGCGCTGCGGCCATGAAACTGATATGCGCCGGTTGAGCCTGCGGTACTCAGCCCCTCGAATGCCTGCTGAATGCGCAGACGATAGTCGGTGTCCGACTCCATCACGGCAGGTGTCGGCGGTAACGTCGTATCGTCTGCAGGCGTGATGACAAGGCGCTCGACGTTGTAATTTCCGCCTAACTGGTCGAGGTCAGTACCGGCAGCGTAAGCCAGCATGACCGCACGCGCGGCCTCGTTGACGCGCTGTCGCCAGATAACTTCCCGGTAGGCGTTTTCCTGTAGCAGCTTCACCAGCGGCTCAGACTCAAGCGACAGCGTGCGCGCGATCGCGTCCTGCTGGTCTTCCGGGTACAGCGAGACGAGCGTCGCCTTTCGTTCGCTCAGGATGGTTTCATAGTCCAGTTCTTCCACGACTTCAGGCGCGGCGAGCTGGTTAAGGTCAACAATTGCCATAGCGTTTAACTCAGAGGAATGGTGAGTGAAAAAGGCTGGCCGCCGGTTGAGCGCGTGCCGGTGATATCGACATACAGCCCGCCGTCGGTTTCCGACCGTTCAAAGGTGATGGTCGTCAGGCTGACGCGGGGCTCCCACTTCTGGATCGCGGAATAGCACGCGGCCATAATCTGCAGGCGCAGCGCCGGGGTCTGCGGCTGGTCAATCATCTGCGACAGGAGCGAGCCGTATTCACGGCGCATGACGCGCGAGCCAACCGGCGTGACCAGAATGTCGCGCACGCTTTGCCGGATATGCTCAACCTCAGAGATACTGAGGCCGGTCTGGCTGTTCATTCCCAGATAACGCACCGTCATTGCGTCCCCTTAGTCCAGCTTCCGCCGCTCTGTACGTTGCCGTGCGCGTGGTTATCCACCTGCACGCCGTTTGATTTCAGTGTCCCGCCGGTGTGCTCGATGTTCCCGCTCATCTTCCCGCCGTTCTTCACTTCGAGCGTGCCGGTCGTCAGCTTGTTGGTGCACACCACCTCCGGCGTATCGAGCGTGATGCGGCTTGACGCTTTCACCAGCACCACCGGCACGGTGGCCGTAATGGACTCAGACGCGGTGACGTCTGCGGTTTTGATGCCTGACACAGTGAGCGCGCCGTTTTCGGGCTCGTACTCAATAACCGCCCCGTCAGGAAAGGACACGTGAAGCGTATCAGGGGAGGCAGACGGCGCGGGATGGTCGTCAGAGAAAATGCCGGGCAGCACAAAAGCCGTATCGAGCTCGCCGCCGATCGCCAGTAAAAGCACCTGCTCACCAACGGACGGAGCCCACCATACGCGCGAGCGACCGGCGCGACAGGTAAGCCAGTTCAGCCAGGTGGTTTGCATGCCGCCGGTCTGAACACGACAAAGCCCCTCGTCGTGGTCGATGTCGGTCACGATGCCGGTGCGGATAAGGTTGCGGATCGCGCGTGCGATTTCCTGCAGAGAATTTAGATTATTCATGTGGGAAGCATGACGTTGGAGTAAGTCTGATACAACCTCGGAGAGTTTATTCAT